ACAGGAGATGGGTCAATCTCTTGCTGAGATGATGGGCATCTCTACCTCTACTGGCGGGCAGTCCAGCAACTTGGCACGTATCGCCCAGGTTCAGACCCCTATCATGGGTGTCGTTGATGTTGGTGGCAAGAAGCTGAAGACTGAGACTGTCCCTGTTGGTGCATACAAGATCACCATGCCTGATGAGACTGTGGTATACTCGCAAGAAGTATCCATTCGTATCTTTGCTATCCGCCAGCAATGGCAGCGTTGGAACTCTGACACCAACGTCATGGAGAAGACTGTGATGGCTAACAACCTGAACGGTGATCTCAAGGATAACACTGGTCGGTTCAACCTCGGTCGTCCTTCTGGTTACATCAAAGACTTCAATGCTCTTCCTGATGCTACCAAGGAAGTTATCCGTAGTGTCAACCGCATGAAGGTTTTCTTTGGTGTCGTAACTCTTATTGGTCCTATGGACGATAAGGGTGAGGCTATTGATGGTGACTTCACGGAGATTCCGTTTGTCATGGACATCAAGAACCGGGACAGCATGAAGAGCCTTGATGATGCATGTGGTGCTCTTGCCCGTCGTAACATCCTGCCTATCATGAATACGCTTGTGCTTGCAGGTGAGACCAAGGCACTGCCTAACGGTAACTTGTATGCAGTCGTGGACGCTAAGGTTGGCGAGAAAGTTGACCTGAAAGAAAGCGACAACGAAACGCTGCGTAACTTCATGGACTACATCAACTACGTGAACAGCTACATCCTCAAGAAGTGGGAGGAAGCACACGTAGAGAAGTTGTCTGATGATGACGCAGCACTTGTTGGTCAGTTCGTTGACATGGACGGTGACGAATGAACCATCCTGCTGAGCTAATGGTCTTCTCGTTCTTGCAGAAGGCTATGGCTGGCGAGACTACCATGACTGAGGAGGTGGCTGATAAGGTCGCCTCCGACGTTAAGGCAGCACTGTTCAAGCAGTTCGATAGTGGACCTCGTGATGAGTTCCGCCTTCGTATGTCTAACATTGGTAGACCGACTTGCCAGTTGTGGTTTGAGAAGAACGACCCCAAAGACAAGACCCCCATGCCTCCGCATTTCCTGATGAACATGATCATTGGCGACATTGTGGAAGCAGTATTCAAAGGCTTGCTGCGATCTGCAGGTGTTGAGTTCAAGGATAACGACAAGGTTACTCTTAAGCTCAGCAACGGTCAGGAGATCAAAGGCGAGTATGACATGGAGTTGGACGGTAGGATTGATGACGTTAAGTCTGCGTCACCTTGGTCCTACAACAACAAGTTCAGCGACTTCCAGACCCTAGCTAAGCACGACTCGTTTGGCTATGTGTCACAACTTGTAGGATACGCCACTGCTGCTAACAAAGAAGTTGGTGGTTGGTGGGTAGTCAACAAGGGCAACGGTGAGTTCAAGTATGTCGAAGCTTCTGAGGTGGACACGGGTGCAGTGCTACAACAGATTGAAGAGACAGTGGAATACATCGAACAGGATCAACCGTTCAAGCGGTGCTTCGAGCCTGTGCCTGAGACGTTCTACAAGAAACCCAGTGGGAACCTGATGCTTAGCACTGAGTGCAGCTTCTGTTCCTACAAACATAAGTGCTGGCCTAACCTGCAGACACGCCCATCCCTTGTGTCTAAGGCTAAAGACCCTGCACTCGTTGACTACGTTCTGATTGTAACTGAAGAGGAATAACATGGCAGACACTCTCACTCTCGACGGTAAGCAGTATGACATTGCTGACCTGAACGATAACCAGAAGAAGCTTGTAGCAGAGGCTAACACTGCTGGAGCAGAGATGGCACGGGCAGAGTATACATACTTTGTCATGAAGAGCCGCTACGACTACCTGGTCAAAACCCTGAAAGAGGAGCTTGATGGTGGGGCAGAAGCCGAAGCGTAACGCATACGCTAGAAGGCATGTCGTAGGACAGTATCGCAGTGGCCTTGAGAAAGAGGTCACTGCTTTCTTGTCTAAGTGCCAAGAGAAAGTTCGCTACGAAGAGCTTGTCATTGAATGGGAAGACCGTAGGTATCGCACCTACACACCGGACTTCATGCTAGACAATGGCATCATCGTAGAGACTAAGGGGTTGTTCGACTCTGAGGATAGGCGGAAGCATCTCGAAGTAAGGAAGCAGCACCCCAGCCTAGACATACGGTTTGTATTCTCCAATGCCAAAGCAAAGCTTTACAAGGGAAGCAAAACCACGTATGCAGATTGGTGTGAGAAGAACGGCTTCTTGTGGTCACACAGGGTTATCCCAGAGGAGTGGCTTAAAGAAGAGGGTTCTCCTATTAAAGAGAAACGCCTTAAGCTTTAATAAGAAGGGACTAACATGGGATACGAACTCAAAGGCAATGAAGTAGGGATCATCCTGCGCCCCTTCGTAGATGGAGCTGGGGTATGGACAGGGGAGTTGGACACCGGGCTAGCTATCAACATGGATGAGGCTAACCTGAGTGAAGCAGACATGGCACACCTCGTGCATGTAGCTACGATGATGACTGCCTTCTTGTCCTACATGAATGACAACCCTGAGATCATTGATGAGATCGAAGAACTTCGTAATGCACTTATGGGCATTGACCCTTATGAAGATGATGAAGAGGATGAACTAGATGTCGAGCGGGAAGGCAACGTTCTTAAGATCAACAAGTGGACAAAGACGCATGGAAACGCCTGAGACGTTTGACCCTGTGCAACGCCCAGCGCACTACAACATGGGTGGCATTGAATGCATCGACTACATCAAGCAGGTGCTAGGATTAGACGGATACATCGCTTACTGCCACGGTAACATGATCAAGTATCAACACCGTTACCGCTACAAGAACAAACCTGTAGAGGACTTGGAGAAGGCACAGTGGTATCTGAACAAGATGGTTGAAGCAGTGAAGGAGAAGCACAAATGAGCAGCAAGAAGTTCAACGTCTCCTTCATCATGCTGATCCACAAAGACAACAACATCCTGTCTTCCTCGGAGTCAGATCACGTTGAAGACGTAGAGGACTTGATCAAAGATGTCTTCTATGATGTAGATGATGTGAAGGTTCAGAACCTTTCAGTGGAGGAACACTAAGATGATTACGCAGAAAGACGTAGAGGACATGGGCTATGCCTACTACAGCCCTGATCCTGTAGACCAACACAACCCCCTCGGTATGGTCCGTGAGTTTGCACGTATCATGCAACAGCTACCCAACCCATCCTTGTATGCCACACTTATCAAGGAGGAGTTTGATGAGTGGCACGCTGAGTATCTGCACAATAGCAACACTACGCAGTTGAAAGAGCTTGCTGATCTTATATATGTGATCTACGGCTACGCTAATGCAAAGGGCTGGGACTTAGCAGAAGCTGTGCTTCGAGTGCACAACAACAATGTAGGACGCTGTATCCAGCCTGATGGTTCTATCAAACGCCGTGCTGATGGCAAGGTCATGAAGAACCCAGACTACCCGAAACCAAACCTATCTGACCTTGTGTGAGGATGCCATGAACAACTACTTGCCTACCGACTACCAAGCCTTTATCCACACCAGCCGCTACGCACGTTGGCTTGAAGAAGAAGGTCGCCGTGAGTCTTGGCCTGAGACTGTAAGCCGCTACATCCAGAACATCGTAGTGTCCAAGACACGTGATGAGATCGTAGTGGAAGCCATTGAGCAGGCTATCCTGAACCTGGAGATCATGCCTTCTATGCGGGCTATGATGACTGCAGGCCCGGCTCTTACACGTGATAACACTGCAGGTTACAACTGCTCGTATCTACCCGTAGATGACCCGAAGTCCTTCGATGAGGCTATGTTTATCCTCCTCTGTGGTACTGGTGTTGGCTTCTCCGTTGAACGTCAGTTCATCTCGAAGCTCCCTGAGGTGCCGCAGCTTTTCGATAGCGAGACCATCGTCGTTGTTAAGGATAGCAAAGAGGGTTGGGCAAAGGCTCTGCGTCAAGTTATTGCACTCCTGTATTCGGGTGAAGTTCCTAAGTGGGATGTCTCTCGTGTGCGTCCTGCAGGTGCACGTCTTAAGACCTTTGGTGGTCGTGCTTCTGGCCCAGCGCCTCTGGTTGATCTGTTCAACTTCGTCACTGCTAAGTTCAAGGAAGCACAAGGCCGTAAGCTTTCCTCCATCGAATGCCATGACATCATGTGCAAGATCGGTGAAGTTGTAGTCGTCGGTGGTGTTCGCCGTTCTGCTATGATCTCCTTGTCTAACCTGAGTGATGA